GAGGGGCGGCATTCATTTACATAGTGCGTTGGAAAGAAAATTCCACTTGCCGTTTCACTCTGTGCAGCTTCCCATAGTGCGTCGTTTTGAGCAGACGACAGCCAGAACCGCACCCTGCCAGAACGAAAGGGCGTCTGCTTTTCAGTGTTAATAGAAACCACTTGTTCAGTAGTTCCCGACGCAGTAGTCTTCCACACCGACGAACACACTTCTACTTCGCTTAAGTCGAAAGGAGTGCCATCTTCATCTTGTAACAGCAAGCTAAACCCATCAAAATAATCCCTACGCAAAAGATCTAGATCAACGCGAGGGGTAATGGAGAATGGGACGGGAGTGCTCACACTACGACTTCACGATAAGAAAGCATGACGGTGTAAACAGTAGAGCCACTTACCACGGCGTTAATTTTTTCGCTGACTACGCTCTCGAACAGCCCCAAGCTATCGCCTTGCGTCAGATTACCATTGGCTCCCAGGTGGAACGGAGGAGTTCTATTGGTTGAACCGCCGCTCTGCAGTTGCACGGTGCAACCCGACAGAGAAGTAATGGTCATTGCCATTACACGCAGCTTGCTGCCTGTCACAGCCGCCACCACGTCTACGTTGCCACTTGCTGAGACAAAGGCACTCTTTAGCGCAGTAGTAAAAGGATCTACCGAATTCTGAACCAAGTATGGGTCGGCGTCGCTACCAGCTCCCGTGGCCTTGATATAGGCAGGATTGCCAACTGCGTCAAGTCCGTAAAGATTAGCCATATCAGAGTACTAAGAAAAGGAGTCGTTGGTTGGGCACAGTAGTACCATTGCTATATCTTACAGTTTGACTGGCTGTAAAATCAAACACAAGGGGGCTACTCAGTTCGACAATGCTAAGAGAAAACGGCGAACGCTTCCCATTAACTCCAATTGTAGCAATGCGTAGGCGATACGCAGCGTTGCTCGCATACACGTCAGATGGAAATCTAACGTAATTGGCAGAAGTGACACCCATGTTGATCCATGCACCGTCAAAAATATTCAAATATTCCACTTCAAAGCCAGCAATCAATGGATTGTTTTCCAGGGGTTTCCAGCACACGCCTGGCACTATTGCATTCAGAACTGAATACGCTGAATACTGAGGGAACTCCCAAGTTGCTTCGTTGTAAGCCATTACTGATTCACCTCCAAAATAATACTGCCATTGTTCACACGAGGAACAATTTGAGGGCCAGCGATGGAAGTACGAGATAGTCCAAGAGTGGTAGACGAGTCTGTTTCGGCAAATTTAGCAGGGTCGTATTCAGTGGCAAAAATAGTTATCTTGCCATTGTCTTCATTAATAGCCCCCACTCGATAAGTTTCGTAGCCCTCGCCGTCCTCCTGTAACACCCACATGCCTCCCACGACGGGCACAGAGGACAATGGTGGGGAAATAGTGACAACTGATGCTTCGCCTGCCCCATTGGTCACTGTACGGCTTTGCACAGCTCCACTTTCAAGGGTGACGGTTAAAGAATATGCCTTTGCCGTAATAAAAGTAAATGGTGCATCAATGGTCACGGCAGATGTTGTTGCAGTAACAATGCGCCCACCGAAACGCTTTCCTTGACGCGCAGGATCTGCAATGCCAATAATCTCTCCTGGCAAAATAAAATTACCTTCAGTGGCAACTTTGAACGACACCGTAGAAGTTTCAAGTTGGTTAGTTAATAGCATCCACCTTCCAATGCGCTGCGCTTGCCCTTGTGAAGTGGTGCCCATGGCTCGCACTTCCATCTCTTGAATGCCATAGCGAGTTATGCCAGCGCGGTCTTCCACATATTCAATCTTTTCTTTGTAATTATCAGCAGGATCATTCCAGCTCACAAGGGCGACAGTTTTACGGGCTTTACGCGCTGAGCCCTCATAAAGGAAAGGCGGCTCCGTTACTTCGCCCCCATCGTCTACTTCTTGAATAACGTTGGCAGGAGAAAATACCTTAGAAACATTTTTAGGGCGGTCTTGCACTGCAACAATGGTACCCTCAGCAAAGTAAGTTACCCCCCGAAAAGAAGCGGCCAAAGCATTCAACACTTCATACGCATCACCTCTGTCTGTAACGTAAGCATTGAAAGTCAAACGAGGCTCTAAGCCTCCTGCTCCGTTAGGCACAAGCTCGTCGCAATATTGAGCGATGGGAAACAAGCTATATCTATCCACTTGGCTTGCATCAATAAATTCTCCTGCCCCATAGCGCGTATTAGTAAGCAAATCATAGAAAATCCACGCAGGATTGTTTGTCCAGTTTGTCTGAAAAGTGCCGTCCCACACTCCAGAATATACCCTTGTGAAAGGATTGTAATTGGAAGGAATTTTTACTTTTACGCCTAACATTTCTGCCGCTATTAAAGGTACTCCAGTGAAATTTTCAGCGCCAATTTTGATGCCAATAAGAGCAGAGTTTGGGTAACGGAAAGAGCGATCAAGGATGCCAACAATGCCCTTGAAGAATAAATCGTCTGAAACCGCCGTACTTGTTGGGTCTTCAGTAAGACGTTCAACTGTTACCACCCATGGACCAGTGCCAGTAAGATTATATTCGTATTCAAAATCGACAGGCCCCCGTGATTTACCAGTGATAGATATGGTCTGAGGGGTGGGTGGGATGTCGGAACCACCAATTGGGCGAATTGCTATGGTAAATGAGACAGTCTTGCCTTTGACATCGCCATTATTTTTGTCAAGGAAGAACAAAGCACCAACGCCAATTCGCACTCGTAAGCGACTGAAATTACTTGCAAATGTAGTGCGAGAGATGGGGCCACTGGCACGCGCCAAGCGTAACCCCACGCTTTGTTCTGCCCTTACATCATCAAAGCCAGGCATAGGGTCTTGATCCTGAGTACCCACTCGATAATCAACGACAATTGCTCCCACTTCGCCCGTAATAGTTCCGCGCTGCAGACCAGGAATGCTTGCCGAGATGGCAGGGCCTAAATTGCCCTTGCCATTGCCATTAGCATCAGTACTTCCCGTGAAAAACTTTGACACTCCATAGTTAAGACTTCCGTCTGTATTTTTAATTGGCGTGCCATCAAGAAAAATCTTAGTGAGTGGATCTATGCCTGGCTCAAAACCATAGACTTCCCCTTCAGACATCACGCCAACAATCGTGGCCTCAGAACGACTTCGTAGTGATTCTGGGTCTTCTACGGGCTCGCGCCTTTCTCCTTTGCCCGCACCACTTAGGACAATCTCCCAGCCTCCTTCCTTTTCGTAACGACTTTCGGCCATTACACAGGCACCTGTTGAGTGGTAAGAGCAGATGAAATAATCAATGGCGAAGAGGCAAGGAATTTACCATAAAGGATAGGAACGGGCTGTCCTTGTACGGTAAGATCTGATGCTCTATCAAAAAGGAAGCTATCTTTACGATCTGTTTCTTTCTGCGCATCAGGCGTAGGAGTTAACAACTGCGCTATTCCAGTGAGAACTAAGCTTGTGCCAAGACTGAATAACAGTGAACTACCGACGGCTGCTTTGGCACCTACAGACGCGATGCCCGCAAAAGCAGCGCTAGTTCCGAAGCTTACAAAAGCTAACGCGACCAGTGCCACTCCAATGAGAATTCGCCCTACAGCGCCGCCTCCTGAAACGATGGGAGCAATGATTAAACGCCTGCAGCCCATGAGCACATTTTCGTAGCTCATTCCATCGGGGTCACCATCAATCAGCTTAAAGCCAATACCTTTCTCATGGGCATTGCAGAAATAGTCCTTAAAGCCTTCTATCTGATGTGACAATGCAGAAAAGACATCCTTAGGCGAATGCGCCATAAACTTATGCTTCCTGCCGAAGCGCTTACCAAGCTCCCCCAAGAGCTTTACTTCTACCATTTGCATTAGAACATCTCCTTATGTCGCATGAGGCGTTTGGTGCATTTAGCCCAATATCCTCCATAGACATTCTCTTCAGACAGTCTATCCAATAAGTGATGACAAAACACGCTGGCTTCAGGATTGGTAAGCACTCCAATGTGATTAACAAAGTCACATTGCAATTGCATCAAAATCATGTCTCCTTTCTTTTCAAGCTTGCTGATTTCAACAAAACCCTGGTCTTCCACATTTTTCTCAAACATGCGCCATTCTGGACTACTCCATTCAAACTCTTGCCCTCGCTTGAAATCGTCTAGCACAATACCAAGTTCGCTTCTGTAAAAGTCACGAAATAGCCCGTAG